ACATCAACTTGGACATTTACTGTTATGTCGAGTCTGTATTTCATGGTGTTCATTCTCCATGATAAGACCCGAGGCGCCCCGGATCATTAATACGAGAGTACTTTTTTCCCGCCCCCCTCCTTTAGAGAACGGGCAAGGGTAAGAGCCAGAACGCTAATAAAGCCTCCTGGATAGCTGAGAAATCAACTATTCAGGAGGCTTTTTTTTTGGAGACAGGATGTCCAAAACACTCGAAGAATACAGCATTGAGCAACCACCGGAACAGGGGCACGAAGAACTTGGCCTGTGGATCTGGGGTCTGTTTGAAGATGCCTACGAAGAAAAAGAACGCCTGGGCCTGATGGACAGATGGGTTTCCAATTACCGCCTGTTCCGTGGAGACCATTGGGGTAACAAGGGCCGGAACAAGCCGGACCGCATCTCGATCAATCTGTATTTTGCAAATATACAACGGACTGTGGCCAACATCACGGCCAAGAACCCAGTAGTGGAAGTCGTTGATATGGACGGCTACACCGATGGGGCCGACGAGGTGCTGACCACGAAGGTTAGAAAGCATTGGCACGAGTCTGAACAGCAAAGCATACTTTCAACATCATGCCAAAATAATGAGATATATGGGATCACAGTAGAAAAGCACGGCTGGATACGGAAAACCAAGGAGCCCTTTTCAGTTGTCCTGGACCCGTTCTCATGGTTCCCGGCACCGGGATATGTGAGAGACATCCAGGATTTGCCGTACGTCATCCATGCCTATGCGATGGACGTGGACACTATAGAGGCAGTTTTTGACCAGGAGCCAGGATCTATCGAGGCTGAGGATGTCAGAACAATCCTGGGCCGGGAAGACCGGGAAGAGGTTCGCCCAAATGAAACGCTTCTTAACCGGGAATCCGGTGTTGTCCACCAGCAATATAAAAATACCTCGGAAGTCACCGGCAGACACACAAAAGCGAAGGGCGATGGCCTGGTGGTGGAGTGCTGGTTCCGGGACGATTCAATGCCTGATGGGATTCGAGTTGTTTCAATCACAAACAGGGGTCGGATTGTCCTGGCAGACATGGAAAACCCCAATATTAACCTGGTCATGGATCGCGAAGCCATCGAGGAGACTTATGCATGGGGCAGGTATCCGTTCAGTTATGTCAATTCATATGAAGACTCAACCAGTATCTGGGGGTTCTCTGCCGGGGAGCAGGTGGGAGACCTCAATAAACGCATTGATGAAATGGTTTCCAGGATGGTGGCCTGGGCGTCCCGGGCAATGTTCCCGCCGCTTCGGGTTGATGCCGGATGCGGGATTACAAAGAACATGATCAACAATAAGCCTGGTCTGGTGCTGATGCCGACAAGGCCCAATGCCCGGATTGAGTTTGTCCCGGTCCCCAATCTGCCACAATCGTTCTTCCAGGTGCTGGATCTCCTGACCAACTTTCATGACCGGATATACCAGATTGAGGATGCTGACAGGGGTGTTCAGCCAACCGGGGTGACGGCGGCCAGTGCCATTGTCGCATTGCAGGAGAGAAACGCGGTCCTGATTCAACACAAGATTCGGGCGATGGAGCATATCGCCAGGGAGCGTGGCCGGTGGGCAATATCCGGGTTGCTTAACTTCTCCACAGAGGTTGAAACCATCGAAATCAGAGGAGAGTCGGTTCAGATGCAGGGTGTTTCCCTGGCCGGAAGGCGGTTTAATTACATGGTGGAAAGCGGCAGCACGGTTGCCAGGACATCTATCCAGCAGCAAGAGCAGGCCATGGCGTTGTATCGTGACCAGGCCATCGATCGACAGGCGCTGTTAGAAACAATCAACTTCCCTGGATGGAAGCAGGTGATTGAGAGAGTCGGCGAAGGTCAACTTGACAACGCATTGCAGATTCTTGTCCAGGCCGGAATGGAAGAAGAACAGGCCGCCGAATTGAAACAATATTTAATGGAGCCTCAGCAGGGGCCGGACCGGCAGCAGGGGCAGGGGAATAGCGACCCGCAACCGGGAACCCCACGAGCGCAACAGGGAGGGATGTAATGAAAAAATATATTGGAATTAAAGAGGTCTTAGCAAAGCCAATGACCCGGCAGGAATACAATGACTATCGTGGTTGGGATCTGCTGGAAGACGAAGATGGTTCTGACAGAGGTTTCTTGGTCGAATACATAGACGGAGGACAAAGCAACCACCCTAACCATGACGGGTATGTTTCATGGTCTCCAGATGATGTGTTTAATTCTGCATATAGACCGGTTGACGGCATGACATTTGGGTTGGCTATTGAAGCGATGAAAAAGGGGCACAAGGTTTGCCGTGATGGATGGAACGGTAAGGGGATGTTTGTCGTTTACATGTCGCCGTTATATTTGCCGCCATATTCCACAGCCGACACTAGCCGCAAAGTAAATGATCGAACAGCTAAGTGGGTTGGCGAAAATACTCCACTGGATAGCCAGGGGTATTTTGCAATGTTCACGGCGAAAAAACAGTGGCAGCCTGGTTGGCTGGCTTCACAAGCCGACATGCTTGCAGAAGACTGGATGGTAGTGTGACATGCCACTTTATCACTACCAGTGCCACAACTGCACAATAGAATACGACCAGTTTCTAAAACTGGCTGAATATAAAACCCCTGTCCCATGCCCAAAATGTGGGCACACAGGGGAAAAAGTCATCACCGCACAGATTCAGCGGGATGAGCCGACCTGGTTGAACGATGAGGTTCGGGGGTGTCTGCAAGATACCGAGTCCGAGGCCCCCATCGAAAACCGGTCACAGTATAAGCGATATCTGAAGGACAACGGGATCGTTGAACGAGCGTAACCGCCCGGAGGAATCATTAATTATCAATCGGGAGAACCGTGAGAGCGGCCCCAGAGGAGCGGAAAAATGGCAGGAGAAAAAGAAGATACAAATGTAATGCCGGCAGGCGCAATGCCACCTGAACCGGAACCGGATGTAGATGTGGTATCCGAAGAGCAGGATGGGCAACAGGAGCCAATTCTCGGAAAATTCAAAAGCCCGGACGAATTGGCGACAGCGTACCAGGAGCTGGAAAGAAAGCTTGGTGAACAAGGCAGTGAGCTGGGGTCTATGAAGCAGATGAACTCCATGATGCTGGAGCAGATGCAGTCCCGGCAGGCCAAGGAAGAAACGCCTGCAACGGAATCCGAGAAAGATTCATTTGACTATGACTCGGGTATGGCTGAGATTGCCAGAGGGGTTCAAGAGGGCGACCTATCCATTGAAGACGCCCTTGCACAGACAGCAAACTTGACTGCCGAAAAAGCCACGCGAAACGCCTTGTCTCAGTACGAACAAATGACGGCCAAGCAGCAACAGCAAGCCGCGCAGCAGAGATTTCTTGAAGAACACCCGGATTTCATAGAGCTGCAACAAACCGGTAAGCTGGACAGTGTCAAAAAGACCCTGCCCGGTATGCATGATGATTTTTCCGCGTATTTCGCCTTTCAGGCTGAAAAAGCCCTGGCAGATGCCCAGGCAAAGCAGGAACTGGAAAAAATAGCCCAGGGGGATGAGAGAACGGAGAAAGTCCTCAACAAGCCCGGGGCAAAAGCAAAAGATATCGGGAAACCCAAGGGCAAACTGTCTCAAGCGGAACTTAAAAAGCATACGCTTGCCAGACTGGAAGCCATGGAGTGATCCGAAAAAAATAAGAAGGAATATGAACAATGACACTCGAAGCGCAATTGGCAGTCATTACGGAAGACTGGATCGAGTCAAACCGGCCGGAGGATATCGTCTTTCAGGACAACGTCCTCCTTTACATGCTCATGGCGGGGAAGAAGTATCAGGACACCCTGGTACAGCCCGGAGAACTTGTTGACGGGGGAAAAAAGATCAAGGCTTTCCTGGAATATGACAAGGCTCATGTAGGCACTTATGGCAACACGACCAAGATCCCGCAGAGCAAAAAAGATATCCTCAACGCGGTTCTGTTCCGCTGGGCGGGGTACTACGCAGCAAACACCATGGATCTTGAGGATCAAATCCAGAACACCGGCAAGGCCGCTCTTGTTGACCTGGCACATGCTATTCTGAACAACATCCACAAGACTATTCGGGACAAAATGGGTACTGATGTGTATTCGTCTGCTGCCGATTCCTGGGCGTTCCTGGGGCTTGGGGATCTGTTCAACACCACATCCTCTACTGCATATGGAAACATTGCCGAGGATGACATGGATGACTGGGCCCCAAATGTCATTGATACTTCCGAGGCCATCAGTTTCAAGGTGATGCAGACAATTCGCCGAACGGCAAAAGTGGGGCAGTCCAAAGATGCAAAGCCCGATCTGTACATTACCACGGACACCCTGAAAGACGGTTTCGAGCGGACCTTGCACACCCAGGCCAGATATTCAAACACAAACCTTGTGAATGCCGGGTTTGATAATGTGCTGTTTGGCAGTGTTCCCATTGTGGCTGATGATAAGCAGTCCAGCGGAATCATGGACGCGCTTAACCTGCGGTATCTCAAAGCCAAAACGCATACCAAGTGGAAGTTCACCGTGCCCAAGTGGGAATATTCCAAGGACCAGCCGGACACCCTGACGGCAAACACCCGCTGGATTGGGCAGTTGATCTGCACAAACAGGAAAGCCCATTGCCGACACACCAATTTGTCTGAGCCGTCATAGATCGATAACGGCCAGGCCGTGTCAATAAATAAAAGCCCGGTCTTCGGGCCGGGTTAACAAAATATAGAGAATAGAGAGAGGATCTAAAATGGATCAGGATATAAGATTCCAGTTACCAGTGACTGGCACAAATTCGGCAAACGGTGTGGCGATCCTTGCCGCGCCTTATCGGTGTACCGTGCGCGATGTTCGCCCGACACTTCAGGCGGCGGTGACGTCCGTGTCTTCCGCTATCACAATGACCGTGGTCAACGGCTCGACGACGATTGGCAATGTTTCCGTTGCCGCCGATGCCTCGGGGTCTATTGCAGCAGGAACCGTGGGCACTTACACGCCTGTGGCCTCATCTTCAGCAGGAAATACCGTGTTGGCCAAAGATGCCGCCATTACAATTACAGCGGCCACGGCTGCCGGGTCGGATGCGTCCTCGTTTATCGTTGACGTGGAGCTTGACCCCTATGCCAGAAGCCTTTAATCGCATTTCAAGTGGGTGGTAAAACGCCGCCTCCTTAACCATTTCGCCCGGTGGTCCCGCATAGGTCTTGAGACCTTGGGGAGGGATCATCGGGTGCCCCAAGGATAATCTTAATGGATGTTTTAAATTTGATAGAACAGGACATCATAGAGCCCATCAGGCCGTTGCTGGAAAGAGGCATGTTTCGGTTTACCACGTCGGGCAGAATAGAATCAGAGCAGCGCATGGTGAGCGAAACGCCGTGGGTGCACATACGGCAATGCACATGGCGAAACTGTTCGCTGTGGCATCAGGTCTGGTTCAATTATTACAATATCATTCCATCCGGCTGTCACAATTGCTGGAAAGTGGTTATCCGGCCACGGACCATAGAAGAGCTTTTTCACATTCACGATATCCTTTGTTCCCTGGATATGCCGTCAAAATGCGGGATCGAAAAGCGGTACTCTGTCAATGCGCTTTACGGCGGGTATCTATACAATGACTCCCAAGAGGAGGGGTTGAGCTGCCTGGAAAATATCAGGAAATTATTACCGGAAGGAATAGAGGCGTTCCTTAAGAGAGGTTGCACGGAGTTTGAACACAAGTTTGGTGATTCCCGGGAGTGGAACGTGACCCCTGAACAGTTGGCGCTTGAGAGGCGACTGGATGATTTATTCATTGATACCCGGAAAAAGGCCGACCAGGGGAAAGAGCTGAGACGCCATGTCATGGCCAATTGGGTCCGGTTTGCGTTTGCAAATGGCGACCAGGCGTCAAAAAAGTACATGGAAAAGCCACTATACCCCCCATATGTGACGTTTGAGAGGGACAATGACATTTGAAGAATTAGTCAACGAGGTGATGGATGTTGTCCAGGATACGACATGGGATGCGGCCAACATACAGAACAGGCTGAACCGTGCATTGCAGGTCGTGGCAAAGGGCGTGCTGTTGCCGGGTAAGCATCAGATATCACCGCCATTGCCGGAGCTGTACACATACGATGACATTGACACGGTTGCCGGTGTTGCCATGTGTGACCTGCCAACCGATTATCAGCGAGATGTGGTGCAGGTGCTGAATTCTGTCAATGATAACATCCCGTTGGAAAAATCGTTTACCAAGTTCTTAGGGGATAACCCTGATCAGGTCTCCGGTGCCGTCAACAGGGCCGCTGTCTATGGATCGAGGCTATTATACCGTGATATTCCCGCAACGGCAGAGACCTTGACGGTGCATTATTACAAGAATCCTACCACGATGGTGAATAGCTCGGATGAACCGACGTGTCTCCCGGAAGCGCTTCATCGACCCATATTGGTTGGGCATGTGTGTATGCAGATATTTGATTTGATCGAGGACGGGATTGAGGGCCGAAAAGTCAATACGGAATACTGGACTCGGCAGTTTCATGAGGGCTTGATGGACTTGGATGTTTTAGTGCCGCACGATGGAAAACCAATGTATATCATTGACCTGGAGGACAGGCTTTGAAGCCCATTACGATATTCACAGGATCAACTGGGCTTAATATAGTTGCCGATCCAACTCGCATTGAGCCGACAGATTTACAAGTCGCAGTCAATGTGAGTATTGATCAATCAGGTAGAGTCCAATCTCGTCGTGGTGTAACCCAGCTTCAGTCAGGAAATTATCACAGCCTATTCTGTGATGGTGGCGATTGTTTTGTTGTTAGCGATAATATTCTTTATCAGGTAGCCTCGGATGGATCGCTTTCAAGTATTCGAAGTGGTCTATCAGATAATCGGATATCATATGCCCAAGTCGGTGATCGTACATATTATACAAATGGCTTTGAATTAGGAATTATTTATCAGGGCCAACATGTTGATTGGGAAAAAGAAAACTATGCTGGCCCAGAGACACATCGTTCTTTCAGTGGTCCAATTCCAGGTCATCACTTATCCGAGTTCTTCGGACGAATGCTCATAACCAATGAGAACGCTTTGTTCTGGAGTGAGCCATATAATTTTGGCCTCTATGATCTCGCTGCTTCTTTTGTCCAGTTCCACACAAAAATAATTATGGTTAAATCAATGGATGGTGGTTTGTTCTTATCAACCGAAAAGAATACATATTTTTTAACCGGTCGTGATCCTGGACAGTGGCAATTACGAAAAGTTGCAAATTACCCCGCTATTGAATGGACGTGTGCAATAGATTATATGAGTGGCGCAGATATTGGTCTCGAGATACCAGGCCAGGTTGCCATATGGGCAAGTCGAGAAGGTGCGATTATGGGATTACCTGATGGTAGAATTACAAACTTAAATAAGAAAAAAATAATTTATCCGGAAACTGCTCGAACAGGCTTCGGTGGTTTGGTTGGATATAACTTTATTCATGGAGTGAAATAATGGCGTTAAGATTATCTACAGGTTTGCGGAATGCTCTGTTAGATGAAAAAGCAACTGCAAACAATTTAATGGTAGGCACAACCATATCTTTTGAGGAAGGTACTGGCACAGATAGCCGTGATCGCATTATTGATTCTGGCGATGGCTTAGCTGGCTTTGTGCGCAGAGGTAAAATAACTGTTTCTGGAACATCCAGCAATGATGGATCTTATGAGATTCTTGCTGTTGCGGCTGGATATATTGAAGTCGCTGCTGGAAGTTTATCTACGGAGGCAGCTGGAGGTACAGTTATTCTTGCTGGAGCTACTGGGGGAAGTTTTTCTGATATTTTTCAAAATTGTATTTGTGATATCTATTCTGGAAGTCAACCTGCAAATGCAGACGCAGCAGAAACTGGTACAAAACTATGTACTATAACTCTAAGCAGTGGTGCGTTCTCTGGAGGAAGCGCAACTAACGGTTTGAACTTTGGTGAAGTTTCTTCCGGTGTTTTGAGTAAAGAAGCCGGTGAGGTTTGGTCTGGTGTTGGATTAGCTTCTGGAACCGCTGGATGGTTTAGATTTTATGATAATAATTATACTACTGGAGCAAGCACTACAGCTGTAAGATTTGAT